TTCTGGGCCCGCCCTGAGCAATTGGCCCCGCCGGGGGGCTGGCGCACCTGGCTGTTTCTAGGTGGGCGCGGGGCGGGCAAGACCCGGGCCGGGGCCGAATGGCTAGCCGCCGCCTCCCGGCGCAACTACCGGTTGGCTCTGGTTGGCCCCACCCTGCACGATGTTCGAGAGGTGATGATCGATGGCCTATCTGGACTTTGCGCCTGCGCCTGGATCGGTGGCGCGCCGCGCTTTGAAAGCTCACGCCGTCGCCTACTCTTTTCCAACGGCGCGGTGGCCTATGCCTTTTCGGCCGAAGACCCCGAAAGCCTACGCGGGCCCCAGTTCGGCGCGGCCTGGGCCGATGAATATTGCGCCTGGACCTATGCGGAGGACACGCTCGCCATGTTGAGAATGGGACTGCGCCTTGGCGATGACCCTCGGCTGGTCATGACCACCACGCCCAAGCCGACCTTGGCCCTGCGCCGACTGATGGCCGAGGATGGGGTGGTGGTGACGCGAGCGGGCACCTTGGCCAATCGGGCCAACCTCTCCCCCGGCTTTATCGACGGTCTGCAGACCATCTATGGCGGTACCCGTCTGGCGGCCCAGGAACTGGATGGACAGGTGGTCGAGGGGCTGGAGGGCGCGCTATGGCGAGCGCAGGATCTGCTGCAGGCACGCGGGCCACGGCCCGACCATCTGGATCAGGTCCTTGTCGCGGTCGATCCTCCGGCCAGTGCGGGCGGCGATGCCTGCGGGCTGGTGGTGGCCGGGCGGCTGGAAGAGCGCGGCTATGTGCTGGCCGACCTGACCTTAAGCGGAGCCTCGCCGCTCGGCTGGGCCGGACGGGCGGTGCAGGCGGCTAAGGATTTTGACGCCGCCTTCGTGGTCGCAGAGGCCAATCAGGGCGGCGACATGGTCCGCACCGTCCTGACCATGGCCGGTTGTCCCGTGCCGGTGCGGCTGGTCCACGCCCGCCTTGGCAAAAGGGCAAGGGCTGAGCCTGTGGCTGCCCTCTATGAGCAGGGCCGCATCACCCATTGCGGGGCCTTTGGGGCCTTGGAGGAGGAGCTGATGGCGCTGGGTACTGAGGGGATGGATCACAGCCCCGACCGCGCCGATGCCCTAGTCTGGGCTCTGTCCGAACTGTTGCTGAACCGGCGTGCCAGCGCGCCACGACTTTCGGTGCTCTGAGCCGAACCGCTGATCTAGAGGATTGATAGTATGGCATTTTTTCAACGCGCCCAAAGGCGTGATCGCGGCCTCGTGCCTGAAACCAAGGACAGCAAGGTTCAGCGTCTGATCGCCCTGACCCTGTCGGGCCGTCCGCAATGGACGCCGCGCAACTATGAGGCCTTGGCGCGCGAAGGCTTTGCCCGCAATCCGGTGGCCTATCGCTGTGTGCGCCTGATCGCCGAGGCCGCCGCCTCTGTGCCACTGGTCGTGTTCGAGGCCGGACGGCGCAGTCCAAACCACCCCCTGATGCGCCTCTTGGAGCGCCCCAACACCGAACAGGGCTTGCCGGACCTGCTGGAGGCCTTCTTTGGCGGGCTTCAGACGGCGGGCAATGGCTATCTAGAGGCGGTGCAGGACGATCGGGGCCAGCCGTTCGAGCTCTATGCCCTGCGCTCGGATCGCATGAAGGTGGTGCCCGGCGCGCGCGGCTGGCCCGAGGCCTATGACTATTCCGTAGGCGGACGAAATGTCCGGCTAACTCGTACTGGTGACGGCTGGATGCCGGTCCTGCATCTGAAGCTGCTCAATCCTCTGAACGACTATTACGGCTTTTCGCCTCTGGAGGCAGCCGCCTTTGCGGTGGATGTGCACAATGCGTCCGGCGCTTGGAATAAGGCCCTGCTCGACAATGCCGCCCGTCCCTCTGGGGCCTTGGTCTATGGCGGCGGTGAGGGCGGCGAGCGGCTCACCGATGAGCAATTTGAGCGCCTTAAGGCTGAGCTGACCGAGACCCACAGCGGCACAGGGGCGGCGGGTCGTCCCCTGCTGCTCGAAGGCGGGCTGGACTGGAAGCCCATGTCGCTCAGCCCCGCCGATATGGATTTCATCGATGGCAAACATGCGGCGGCGCGTGAGATTGCGCTGGCCTTCGGGGTGCCACCGCCTCTGCTCGGCATTCCGGGCGACAGCACCTATGCCAACTTCAAGGAGGCCAATTCCGCCTTCTGGCGCCATGCCGTCGTGCCCCTCACCGAGCGGTTGGCCAGAGCCCTGACCGGTTGGCTGGGGGCTCAGTTTGCCGATGTTCGGATTGGCTGTGATCTCGACGCGGTTCCGGCCTTGGCTCCGGAGCGTGAGGCCCTGTGGGCCCGGCTGGAGGCCGCAACTTTCCTCACCCCGCAGGAGCGCCGTCAGATGGCGGGGCTAGGGGATGACGTTCCAACGCAGGACACAGCCCAATGATGGCCCGCACACCCAGCTCGCCGCGCTGGCGGCTTGATCGGCAGATCACCACCGGGGTCATCTTGGCAGCCGTCCTCCAGACCGGCGGTCTGCTGATCTGGGCCGGCAAGGAGGCCGCGCGGGTCGACCTGCTCGAGCGCCGATTGGACGGTCAGTCCAGCGTCTCCGAACGGCTCGCCCGCCTTGAAGAGCAGGTCGCCGGGGCCCGCGCCGCCTTGGAGCGGGTCGAGCGCAAGCTGGACCAGGTGGAGGGACGCTGATGGCTGAGAGCTTTCAAGGTGACCTGCAGATCGAAGGCTATGCCTCGCTGTTCTGGACCCGCGATCTGAATGACGACGTGACCGCCGCTGGGGCCTTTGCCGCGTCCTTGCGCCGAACCGGCCCTGAGGGCCTGCGGATGCTGCATCAGCATGATAGCCGCGCGCCGATTGGCGTCTGGGATCTGGTGACAGAGGACGAACGCGGACTGTTCGTCCGGGGCCGGATCTTAGGTCTGACGCCCGAGGCCCGGCTTTGCGCGGCCCTCGTGCGCGCCGGTGCGCTGGACGGCCTGTCCATCGGATTTCGCACCCTAAAGGCCCGTTCGGACGATAGCGGGCGGCTAAGAGTCCTGACCGAGGTCGAGCTTTGGGAGGTGTCGATCGTGACCTTCCCCATGCTGCCCCACGCCCGGATCCGCCAGTTCCAAACCCTTCAACCGCAGGCGGCCTAGGCCCTCTGTCTTCGCCTTCTCAAACCCTGGAGTGACCATGACCCAAGAGAACAAGCAGGTGGCCCATTCACCTGAAACCCGCGCCGCCTTGCATGAGGTGCTGGCGACCTTTGAAGCCTACAAGGCCAGCAACGACCAGCGGCTCAACGCCATCGAGACCAAGCGCGCCGATGTGCTTTTGGAGGAACAGCTTGCGCGGATTGACGCCAGCCTGACCGCCGCACAGGGCCGGTTTGATCGCGCCTCTGCGGCCCTGCGTCGTCCGTCCCTGGGTGATAGTCCCCGATTGGCTGAACCTGACGAGCGTAAGGCCGCATGGGATGGCTATGTGAAGTCCGGCGCGGTGGCGGCGTCCTTGATCGAGGCCAAGGGCCTGTCGGAGGCAAGCGAGACGGCGGGCGGCTATCTGGCCCCGCCAGAGTTGGAACAGCAGATCTTGCGGCGCTTGGCCATGGCCAGCCCTATGCGTGATATCTGTCAGGTCCAAACCATTGGCGGATCGGTCTATCGCAAACCCGTCTCGACCGCTGGTGTTGTTGCCAAATGGGTGGGCGAGACGGGAACGCGCCTTGAGACGGAGGCCCCGGCGCTGGGCATCATCGATTTTCCGGTCAGCGATCTCTATGCCTCGCCCGCCGCAACCCAGGCCCTGCTCGATGATGCTATGGTCAATATGGACGAATGGTTGGCGGCCGAGGTGGAAGATGCCTTTGCCGCCCAAGAAACCACAGCCTTCATCAGTGGCACGGGTAGCAACCAGCCCAAGGGACTGCTGAGCCACACAATCACCGCAGAGAGTTCCACGCTCGCTTGGAACAGTCTTGGCTATCTGGCCACGGGCGTGAGTGCGAGCTTTCCGACCAGTAACCCCGCCGACAAGCTGATCGATCTGGTCTATGCGCCCCGGGTCCAGTTTCGACCCAATGGCCGGTTCATGATGAACCGCAAGACGGTTTCTGTCGTCCGCAAGTTTAAGGACACGACCGGCAACTATATCTGGAATGCGGCGCTGCAGCCGGGGGCGTCGGCGACCCTATTGGGCTATCCGGTCGCCGAGATTGAGACCATGCCGGATATTGCTGCAAACAGCTATTCCGTCGCCTTTGGAGACTTTCAGCGCGGCTATCTGATCGTGGATCGGGCGGGCATTCGGGTCCTGCGCGACCCCTATAGCTCTAAGCCCAATGTGCTGTTCTACACCACCAAGCGCGTTGGCGGTGGGGTGCAGAACTTTGACGCCATCAAGCTCTTAAAGTTCGGCCTCAGCTAAATCCTTGCCTCCCCCCAACTGTC